CTTAGACCAAGTTTTTTACAACTCTAAGTGTTGCGCTAGTATTCTTCCCCCTGATTAGGGTTGTTTTTATTGTAATGAGTATGAGAAATTTTTCCGAAAGACCGATTTACAGAATCAATTGTAAATTATCTCTAGGAAAGTTCTATTCCCGGACTCATCTCAATGGAAATTTAATCATCCACATGATTATGATATGAACTTTTAAATGTACAAGTCACAATCCAGTGGCTGTTCACGGTAATAAAAATTTAAATGGCATTTATTTGCCAGTATTAATGGTCTTAGACTCTGAACTGGTGTTTACACCATTTCAGAATCTTACTAAATCTGTTTCACAGATTATAGTAATTATCTTTCAAAGCATTTTTGCTTTGGCAGGTACTGAGTCCACTAAGTCTTTGGCTCCACAGCTTTTAGCTTTAGAGTCAGAGATCGATAGCTTTGGTTCTAAAGTCGACAAATTGATGCTTCTAAGTGATGCAACAAATTATCTTTCTTTAGAGCTTGAATACCACTATACTCATTCTGAGATCGTACTTTGTACGAACTCAGGTGATGATTATGGTTACCACTAGCTATCTTTAAATCTTTTATTTATTGTGTCCTATTGCATGTACACTGTAACCAGTTAAAAAATTTTAACTGGGCACAGTTCACTAGGAAATCTTATATCCTTATCTAAGGCCCAAAATTAGTAATTTTAAAAAATATACTAAGTTAGGAACTAAGAAAATGGACGAAAGACTAACCAAAACCTCAGAGAAATGACGTTCCGATAGTAATCCGAAAGGACTAATGAAGGAAAATCGAAGAAAAAGAAAATACTTTTTCAATTTTAAAGAGGTAATTCGCTTTTCGAAGTGAATTTGTACTATATACGATATAGCACTCTTAGATCTTAAACGCCTATATCCTTTTATAAGGACTTTATGTCATTATGAAAGGAATAAGGGTTCAAAATTTCTTATCCTTATAATGAAGGAAGTCCGAGTTCACTTAGAAAATTACTTTCTGGGTTCTGATAAAAAAGAACACACTTTAGTAAAACTAAGATACTGTGGAATTCCTGTCATTTTAGGAGAAGCTATCCATATGTTAAAAGAGGGAAAACAAGCCTTAAAAGTTCTTGTTTTGTCGATCTTAACTATTGGTAGAAGTGCTAGGTTTAAAAAGTCACCAGACTTTTCAACTATTACAGATGAAAAATCATGTGAGGTGGGTATTCCCAAGTCTACTTACATTAATTTTAACCTTTATTTAAAGGGCAAGATTAATAATAAGAAAAGATTTACTATACCTGTTTTTAAACATTATCACTTTTCGACCAAGGCATCACCCATGGGAGACAACTCTTTTGATTCATTGATTCTGGAGCTTATTACGCTACCAGATGAACTCAAAGAGCATATATTCCATGTTGGAGGCCGAGATTTAAAGTTTAGGATTAATTTCCTTATCTCAAATTTTTATTTTATTGCAAAATCTTTACCAAATTTCCAAAGCGTTGTAGAGAAACTTATCAAGCGTCATTCGACACATGATGGGTTTATCCATCCCGCTGATATTTATAATAAGGATGACAGTTTTTATGCCTTCCTTAGTAAGTATAACAGAAAGTTAGTTAGTTTTGCAGAATATGAAGGCAAAACCCGTATTATCGGGTTGGTAGAATATTGGTCGCAAACGGCTCTCGAGCCAATTGCTACATTAGTCTTTAATGTTCTCCGTAACATTCCTCAAGATCAAACTTTTGATCAGGCTGAAGGTTGCAAAGAGCTTACCTTTGATATTCATAAGACATACTTTTCTCTGGACTTAAAAGCCTTTACAGACAGATTCCCAATGGAAATTGTAAGTAAATTGCTTAGTACTATGTTTAATAGAGAGTACAGCGAAAGTATTACTTATATATTGTGTGGTACTCCATTTTGATCTCCTGACCTTGATGAATTTATTTCATACAAAGTTGGTAATCCTATGGGAACCAAAGCTTCTTGAGCTTTGACCACACTATGTCATCACATGATCTTATTTCAGTGCTGTTTAAATCTAAAATTAGATTTTGACACAGCTGATTATAAAATCTTGGGTGACGACATCATTATTTGA